ACAGCCTGATTGCTAAAGGTCACATTGCCAGTACTGACAGAGATGCCAGTCAACTGACTACCATTGCCAAGGAAGTAGTTGGCTGTGATGTTACCAGTGGTTGATACAGTAGTATTGCTGTTATTAGTTAAAACTGCATTGCCGTTGACTGTGAGCACATTGCCTGCGGTCATGCCCATGGACACGCCACCGATGTATATGGTGTTGTTGGCCACCCAAAGATTTGCCCAGTAGTTGGTTGAATTGCCCAGGCTATGAGTGCTGTTACCGTTGGGTATGATGTCGCCTACCAGTCCTGCGTCCAGGAACCCGGCCACTTGTGTGTTGCCATAACTGCCGGCCGAGGTCAACAGCGTGAGCTGTCCGGCTGTGTTGCCGATATAGGGTGTGGGTGGATCTGTGGTGAGGTCTACTACCATTTCACCGGGTCTGGCGTTGCCGTCGTAGTTGGCCAGGGTTTCCTGGGCATTGTCTTTCATCACTGTGCGGCTGATGCCGGTTATGTTGCTGTAGGGTGGGGGTGAATTGGCCATGCTGTATTTATGTACGGTGGCGGCAAAGGTCTCCGTGGAATCTGGGATAGGTGTTTACAGCTATCTGTTGATCGCAATGTGGGCACAGCTTCTTCTCACGCTTGCTGCCACGGATAGCATCGGCTTTCTTTTGTACAGTTTCTGCTGACTGCTTACGACCGATGGCTTTTTCACGCATTTTTTTACGAGTATCTTCGGTTATTTTTACACCGTACCTATTATTGTTCTCGCCTTGCTTTGCTGCAGACATATTGGCTCGCCATTCATCTGAGAATGGCTTTCTTTTACGTCCTGTAATGGCCGCTTTTTGTTTTTCTTTTTCATCTAGTGGTTGCACTCTGCCTGTATTAGCCTCACTTATACGTTGGCGAGCTTCCTCGCTATGAGTCTTTCCCCACATACCATTTCCTTTACCAGTTACTTTAACCGATTGTATAATTGCATATTCTTGTTTAATATTCTCATATACTCTGGCTGTAATTTTAGTTTTGTATCTGTGTTGCCCGATCTTTTCTGCTCTCATCATCCTCAGTGCATAGACCATTTTTGCTCTATCCTCACCTGAGTTCATTTTAACTAACAGCCAATGGCATATGAAATGTTCTCTTGCTGTAAGGTCCACTAGATTACCAGTATCGTCGGTGCCGCCGAGGCTACGCGGTATAACGTGATGTTTTTCTGTATAGCAATCTAGTATGCAACCACGAGCCCGATTTGTAATATTTTGATACCAAGTTTGATATTTGTTCATAATAGTATTTATGTTTGTTAATACAATATAACATATTATAGGAAAAATAGTCAACAAAAAACCTGCCGAAGCAGGTTTTTTGATAATACACAATACTAATCGATCAACTAAACGACAGATTGCTGACTGCAATTTCACCCACATAATCTCCGGCGTTACCGAACGAAGATGCTGTGTTCGTGAGCTCTATGTACCCGTAGCGGGTCATAAAGCTGACCACTGGTTCGAATGTTGTAGGATCAAGTACAACACCGCTGCTCATCAGTGGAATGTATGGGCAGTAGAACGCAGGAGCGTCAGCCTCTGAGCTACCTTTATAGCCAACCAGAACAGGAGTTGTATCTGAAGCATAGCTATCAACGAACACACGCATAGCGCCGTTCAGTGTACCAACAAACTTGGTGTTGGTAGGTGCTTCAAAAGTACCTTCTGTAGTGCGGGCAAAAGCTGAAGTAGTGGCGCTCTGGAGCACTGTAAGTGCAGCAGAGCTAACAACTGCGTAGTTACCAGCGCCGCGGCGTGTGCGTTGGGCGATCAAGTTTGCCATGCGGTTGATAAGAACAGCAAGAGCAGCATGTTCGTCGCCAACGAATGTAGCGGTGCCGGACACTGTGGCCTGGTTATAGGTAAACTCTGTGCTGGCCAGGCTGCGAAGGCTCAGGAGGATCTCCTGGTCAATCTCAGCGGTGATCTCTTGAGCAAGAGCGGCCATGATTTCAGCCTCGACGTCAATGCCGTGCATGGCTTGTGCGTCTTGAGCGGCTTCAAAAGTCCAGCGAGCCTGCAGTTTACGAGTTTTAGCTTCAACCGCCTGTTTCAGGATCTGGACGGAAATCTGACGACCGCCTGAACCTTCCAGAGTGGTTGTATTAGCCCCACCGTAGATTGATTGACTGGATGAAACCACACCAGCAGTCACTGAGCTGGCAGTGGAGTAAGCAGTGGCAATTTTGAATGGGCTCAATGCTTCTTCGCCGGCCACTGTGCTGGTAGCAGCAGCAGAGGTATCGGTCATGGTATTGGCATATCGTACACGCAGTGTGTGAATTTGTCCAACTGGACCGGTCATTGGTTGCACGCCCACTAATTCATTGGCAATCACAGTGGGCATAACACGACGGATCACTGGAAGAATCACTCGATTCAGTGTAGCGATATTGCCTGCTGCGGTTGAGCCGCTGCTGGCATTCTCTTTAAGGTACTTACGGGTGTTTTCAAGAATCACACCCATACTGTTGCGACGACTGCCTTTTAGACCTTCTAGCAAGGCTTCTTTGGTTTCGCCCCAACGATCTTCTAGTAAAACATTTGACATTTATTGTCTCCTTTTAGTTAAGCCCTGCCAGGCGTTTGATTTCTATCACATTTTGACGACTGTCGATGTGATTTTCTTCTTTGCTTTGGGCAGATTTATTACCGGTTATTGAACTCACAGACTCCTTGATAACTGTTTTGTTGGATCTCTGTTCGGCCAATACTGCCGGTAAATACTTTTCGAAAGCTGACTTCAATCGAGAAGTTTGAACGCTTTCTAACAAATTCCGCATGATAGTTTGTTTTTCCTGATTGAGCGGAGCCAGTAAATCTTCCATGAGTTGATTTCTTTGATTCGTTTCTTTCAGTGTGCGAATTTGTTGTTCACGATTTTCAACCAGCACACGCATTTGCTGATTGTGTTGGGTGGTCTCTTCCAATTGTCTAGTCTTGGCTGCGATCACATTGTGTAATTTGCGTAATTCGGCTCGCTCATTGAGATGAGTAGCGCCAAATTCAGCAGCATAGGCTTCGAAAATACGACGACCAAAATTGTTCTCACGAGCAACTTTGATATCCTCGTATAATTGGTTGAGTTCGCTCTTTAGATGTCGGCTGACAGCTTCATTGGTTTTTGCCGCAGACTGTTTGACAAATCTGGTTTGCAGATCGGTCAATTTTTCACGAGCCTCTGCAACCAATCGAACTTTGGTTTCAACTAGATCTCGTTTGTCTTGAGCAAATTCAGTGATTTCTTTGGCCAACTGATGCACCACAAAGTTTTCGAGTTTTTCTATTCCTTTGCTGTGCACATTACGATCTTCACGCAGTTCTCCCAGTTCCTCGGCCAACTTTTTTGTCATAAATTGATTGAACTTTACAACATTTTCTTTCAGTTTGGCCTGCGAACGAACACGATCTTCGACAATGGCAGTTTTTTCTTCTTGCAATTGTTGAATTTCATGTTGAAGTCCGTCGGTGATCATACGATCAAGAGCTTCCACCATTACTGATTTGTCATGCTCATATCGCTGTGCGAATTCCTCACGAAGTTCGGCTTTCAGCGTTTCGCGGGCTTCATTAATTTTGGATTCCCAAGCTTCGTTGAGCTCTCGACTGATGTCCTCATTAATGAGTCCGCTATCAAGTAACGGTTTGATAGCATCTAGCATATCTTTTCCCCTTTCAATTTAAGATCCTTAATCAAACGATTGATTTCGTCTTTTAAGTATCTTTTTACTTTTGTGTCAGCTCCAACTTCCTTGGCTATCTCCAATACACGATGTCCGTACTTCATGTTCATAAGTCCCTCGTATATGGCTTTGGGATAAGCATTGGGTGCACTGGGCTGAGCCACTACATCTACAGTGACTATTTCAAAATCACTGACATGTCCTGTACGGTCGTCGACATTACCACTGCCACGACTGCTAACCCCTAACTTGACCCCACTGTCTAACATGGTTTTGACCAGTTGACCCATTGGGGTTGGTAATATTTTCAATTTTCCATAACCGCATGGCCCATCCATCCACATTTTGTCAATGGTATGACTGACACGGTCAAGATTGATTTTTAAATCATCAGGATGATCGACTTCGCCCAATACTGAATACCCGGTCTCCAACTGCTTGTTAATGGTATTGACAGCATTGCTGATTTCATGAACTGGATAGACCCGCTCATTGGCATTTTTGACTCCACCCTGTATACAGATACCTTCCATATACAGGGTTTGTCCTCGACCATCAGGAGCATCTTCACTCAAGACACGAATCTTGGCCTGTGTGAAATTCAAATGCTCTCTGAGATACTGTTGATTTTTAATCATTGTTTACTGCTTTGGAAACGGAGTCTTGGTATTCACACCAGTGGCCTGTGCAAGATGAGGCTTGGGAGCAGCTTCTTGCTTGACTGTGGTTCGTGCCGGAGCATTCTGCACATTAGTGATTAAATCTTTAGTTGTCGGTGCAGGCCTTCCCTGTGCAGTATCGCCAGTCATTTTAACAGGATGTGCCATTGCCCCTCTGGCACCACTATTGGCTGCCACAGTGCTGTGTTTGTTGACACTGCCTTCTTCACTGGTCACAGCTTTGGGTGCTGCCTTAAGATTTATGGCCTCTTCCATGGGCATTTTCATGCCTTCTGTTTCAAACTCAGCATCAACGACTTCCTTATTTGATTGACCTTGGCCTGATAGATATTGATCAAGCAATTCCTCAATATCGGACAAGATGTCTAACTTAAGAGTCTCGTTATCGCCGTTGGATACTGTTTCTGTGTCTATGTCTTCTTCGTTGCCCATGTCCATGGGCATTTTCATGCCTTCCGTATCTTCCATGTCTTCCGTATCTTCCATGTCTTCCATGTCTTCCATGTCAGCAAGATCATCATCTTCTTCGGACAGCCCTTGCTCATCAACGCTGACATCGTCTATAAGATCATCAGCTTGATCGCCACCCATGGAATGACGGCCCTCGTCGTACTGATCCATACGGCCCATGGCATCATCTTCTTTCATGAGATTTTCATAGATCTCACGACTTTTTTCGACAACTATTTGATGAAACAGTTCTCGAGCCTTTTGCTCTTCATCATTGATCACATACTCGATCAATTGCTCAAAACGATTTTTCATTAATCTGACTCCTTTAGTTGGGGGTTAATGGAATTAATATACTGCTATATTTACAAATATAATAAAAAAAACAGCCTTTTAGGCTGTTTTTTTGAGTATTTTAATGTTTTTTTACATAGCGGGCGGTGCAGCCGGTGGTGCATATTGCATTCTAATGTTTTTTAATTTTTCTGCATACTCGGTCATTTTTAAATCATTTAATTTACGCAATTTTCTCAATTGCAATAAAGTTAATTTTGATTTCCGCAGATCACCCAGTCTGGGTTGACTGTTGTCATCTTTGACATCTTGATAGGCAGATGGATTTCTGTTGTATAATTCGTTCAATATCATAATATTATTTATATCGGAGACGGTGTTCCGGGTGATGCACTGGGCGGTGCAGCCGGTGGAGGTATGGCTGCTGGGGCTGCGCCAGGTGGTACTCCGGCTCCACCTGGTGGTTCTATGGCACCACCTTGATCAAAGTCCCCGGGCTGTAAATTGGCCATTTCCTGTCCTAGATCAATGTCAGACTGTAATCCCCCGGGTGTAATGCCGATTGATCTAAGATCCTGTCCTGATGATTGTTGTAGTTCAGGTTCGCTGCGTTCTTCGCGCCACATTTCTTCATTCTTTTGAATTTCTTCTAAACTCAAACCAAGAAATCTT